CATGAGGCTTCGCCTTAACGCGTGGGGCTTCGCCCTGACCAGTGACGCAGCACACAGCGCAGCATGATGCCTCCCCATACACACATGAGGCAGCAAATTTGCACTATTTACCCCTACGGGGTAGAAATTTAGTTGGCAGATTTTCCTTGCATCGGTGGTCAGAATGCCGAAAGTGAATGGGTCAACTCATCGCCGAATCGGTCGGCATCTCAACCCTTGCAACTCCAAAGGAGCCACCCATGAACAACTTCGTTGTCACAACCACCGTCCAAATGGCAGAGCCATTCACCAAGACTCAGGAATTCTACTGCCCCTTTGGGGCTGACGCAGCCTTCTGGAAGGCTGTCGATTCCAGCAAAGTGCTGGAAGAGTGGGGCTACCCAATGTCTGTGACATTGACCAGCAAATTGCAACTCAGCAATCCTTCGGATTGGGACTGGGATGTCGAGTCGCCCTGTGGCTGTGATGCTTGCAGAGAGGCTGAAGCCTACGACGAACTTCCCCAGCTTTCAGCTGGTTTGTCCCACTCCAACTCCTGCTGCTAAAGCAGCACCTCAACTCCTGCTGTCTTCGACAGCAAAACTTACCTTGAAAGGGTATGCAAATGTCCATCAGCTACGCTGAACAATCCACAGGGAACCTTCGTTCCCTTCTCCGTTCGCTCCGTAAGACCAGCGGAGGACTGTCGTCCTCTCTGTCTGCAGCTGAGGCCAATGGCCTCAAGAAAGAACACTGCATTGCAGTGTTGCAGTACATCGACGATTGCAATCGTCACGGAAGACCGTTCCGGTCTTCGGATCTCCGTCACTACGCTGGACTCTCCGAGTCCAAGACTGGCCGAATCCGAATGGTCAAGAAGGCGAAGCCTTCGACCCCCAAGGTGACGAAGTCACCCCGTCCTGCTACCAACGGAGTTGAGTGTTCAATCACCAGCCTCGTCGATAGTGTCCTTGACACTAGACTGGCAGATGTCGAAGCGAAGCTTGCCGAAGCTGTTGCAAGCTCTGGTGGTGCTTCCAGCACCTTTGTGTTCCCTGAAAGGGAACCAGTTGTCCTTGACAAGCTGACCCACGAGGTCCTTCCGGACCTTGTTGACTGCTGCAATGACGGCTTCAACAACCTGTTGTTGGTAGGACCAGCCGGAACCGGCAAGACGACCCTCGCAGAGGACCTTGCAAAGGCTCTGGACCTACCCTTCGGGTCGGTCTCCTGCACTGCTGGACTCTCCGAGTCGGTGTTCACTGGCCGAATCTTGCCTACGGCAAGTGGCGAATGGACCTATCGGTCCACCGAATTCGTCAAGCTGTTCACCGAAGGTGGTGTCTTCCTTGCCGACGAATGGGATGCAGCTGATCCGAACCTGTTGACTTTGGTCAACTCAGCTCTTGCAAACGGCAGAATGTCCAACGCCGTCTCTGGAGAGACGATGATCCGTCACAAAGACTTCGTCTTTGTTGCTGCAGGAAATACTTGGGGCTACGGTGCCGACCGGACCTACGTTGGGAGGAACCCAATCGACGGTGCCACCATGGACCGCACCGTAGGTGCCAAGTTCCATGTTGACTACTCCGTAGTCATCGAGGACAGCATCTTCAGAGCTTGCAAGAGTGACAAAGTCACTGGTGACGAGCTGAAGCAGCTGATCCACAGTCTTCGACGGTGGATCAAGACCGAACAGGCTTCCTACATCGTAGGAACTAGGGCAGTCGTTGCAGCTGTCCGGCTTGCAAATTCGCCGAAGCCGAAGAGCCTCGCCGACATCCTTGCAAGGCTCACAATCGACTGGTCTCCCAGTCATCAGACAGCTGCACAGCGTACTGCTATGGCAGCACACAGCACCAAATAATCACCCACGATTCCTGAAAGGAATACCATGCGTTATTTGCAGAACACCAAGACACGAATCGGCGTTCGATTCGACTCCGTCGAAGACATGATGCAAGCGACCAGCTTCGCTGAGTCTCATGCCAACCCAACCGCTACGGCGGAACAGCGTGAGGTCAACATGCAGGATCTGAAAGATCGCACCGTTGAGTCAAGCTGGACCGAAGGTGTCACTGATGCCGACTCGCTTGCAAACTTGTTTGCAAATCCACCGGAGTGGTTGATCAAAGCTGGCACGAAGTGCCTTGACACGATCAATGCCGCAGTCGGTTCCCGACTCGATGCCCCCATCAAACGTCGAAGACGTATCGGCGTGGAGGATGGTGACTCCGTCAACATCGACCGATTCCTCGTTCGGTCTTCCGAACCATGGGAGCGCATGGATTCCTACAGGAATACCACGCCGATTGTGACCATCACCGTCGATCTGGTCACTGCCGGAGGCCAAAGACGCGATGAACTCCTTTGGAGGGGTGCCGCTGCTGTCGGTGCTGCTATGCAAATCGAGCGACTTGGCGGTCAGTGCGAGATCATCGGCATCAACTCTGTTGCAAAGGTGGACGGCGAACGCCGTCTGATTCAGGAGATTATGATCAAGCCAGTGCACGAGAAAGCTACGCTTTCTTCGACGCTGATTTGCACGGGGCATGTCGGTTTCTACCGATATGCCGTCCTGAATTCGTTCTTCGCTTGCAGCGTTGGCAAGGTCAGACCCGGCATGGGGCAGTGCATGGACACCCCCATCAGCGTACTCAAAGACGTTGGCTGTGACATCCACATCGGCAGGAATTGCACTAGTGCAAGCAAGGCAATTGCAGAAGCAAATGCCGCCATTGAATCATTCGACAAGAAAGGACAAGAACAGCATGTCTGATGCAAACAACCCGCAGGGGGTGGGAATCCACCCCCTGCCATTTGAGATCGGTGTCGGCGTAGACACCCACGAACTGCTTGCAGTTCAGCTGCAAACAGCAGCGTATGAGAGTAACGCGGAAGCAGCTACGCTGCTCGTGTACCAACTCTTGCGCACTGTCAATGCACTGGAACCACGCAGCGATTGGATGCACATCTTGAACGATGCAGCTATGCTGCTGGCACATGATGAAGGAATGCTCGATTCAACCCCCTAACGGGGGTTAACCCGATTAGCGTATCCCTTTCACCCCTTGCAAGGCTCACCCCTTGCAGGGGGTTTTTCGTTAGACCCACAGGACACGCAGATGCAGCGACTCACAGCAAATGATGATAAGCCACCCCTATGGGGTGAAAATTTAGTTGGAAGATTTTTCTTGCATTGCTGGTCAGAATCCCGATAGTCGATCCGTCAACCAGCAAACCAACCCCGTCTCGAAAGGACAAGCACATGAATAGCCACAGCCCACAATCCCCATTCAAATGGATCGTTGACGTTCGCAACGTCCACGGCGATATCTTAGGCACGAGAGAATCCGTGGGTCACCTTGAAGACCCGAACGACGAGAGCAGGACACTGTGCGGTCGTAGGGTTCCAGATGCGATCACCGATGGAGCGTGTCGGTGGGATCTTTGCAAGCGATGCCAGAAAAAAGCAGAGAAGCTCGGCATCGAGGTTCTGTGAGAAAGTTCCCCCCTATGGGGGGAAGAAAGTTTTTTTGAAAAAAGGTGTTGACAGGACTTGCCACTGTCGATAGATTGATTGGACACAACCGGCAGACGAACTGCCAGAAGGACAAGCACATGAATGCTGATCGTTACGAAATCCTCTACGTGGGAAACAACACCCACATCATCGCTGATAAAGACCGCGACCTCTTCGTCGTTGGCACATACACAGATTACGACGAATGCTGCAAGGCGTTCGACAAGCTGCAAATGCAGGACAGGACCGATTCAAGTGAATGACGTTGACCCGATTGACATGTGCATGGCGGTTGCAGGAATCCTCCTGCTGCCGACCACCTACCTACTTTGTTGGCTCTTTCTGAGATAGGAGATTTGCAAATGATTAACAAGACGATCCACGATGCTGGTGACCTGCGCAGAGCATTTGAAGACATGGGCAGGGGAGATCAGTACAGCTGGGCAGGGTTCTGCGCTCTGTTCGACTGGATGCAAGAACTGAGCGAGGGCACCGGCGAGGATTACCGGCTGGATGTGATCGCTGAGTGTTGCACATGGTCTGAGTATGACAGCGTGCAAGAAGCGTGCGAAGCGTACAGCGTCGAAACGCTGGATCAGATGCCCGTGACGTACATCGTCAGGGACACACACACCGTGATGGTGGCTGACGGCTGATTAAAAAAAGTTCCCCCCTATGGGGGGAATTACCCATTTTTCAAAATAAGGTGTTGACAGCACTTTACACTGACGATAGATTGATTGAACACAACCGGCGAAACAACTCGCCAGAAAAGGACAAGCACATGCACAACGTAATGATTGATCTCGGAGACCTCATCTGTGACGCAGTCCGTCAGGACCTGCCTGATCTGATGGATGCAGCCATGGAGGCCGTGAACGTCACGGATCTGGAGGCACTTGACCTGCCAGAAGGCACCCCCACAGCACAGGAACGTGCTGACGAAATCGCAGCGGAAGCAGATCCGTGTAACTGCGATTACATGGAAGAGCTTGCAGACAATTTGCAGTCTGACATCGAGCAGACTATCCGTGAGATGCTGCCTGAAATTATCGAGCGGCATTACATCGATATGCTCACCAACAGCGTGGCGGATGAATTGCAGGGCGAGGTCGATGACCTCGTGCAAGACATCGAAGACGAACAAGAAGAAGAGGAGGCGTGACCCATGCAAATTCAACCAAGAATTCAAGCCGTGCTCGATGCAATCGCAGAGGTCCTCGAAGAGATGACCACCAACGGCAACGTCAAGACTGAGAACCTGAAGAAGACGCAAGCTCTGCTTGCAAAGAAAAAGAAAGAGGACAAGAAATGAGCGGACCATACAGAAACGAAGACGGCGAGTTTTTAATGACACACACTCAGATGATGCAAGAGTGTGCAATGGACCAGCGTGACAGCTACGACGACCGCGAAGAAGATAGGCCCGACCACGACGAAGGAGATTGCGAATGAGCTACGAAGAACTCTCACAAGTTTTCACAGTCAAATGGGACTTTACACATGATGGTGATCAGATCGGCTGCGAAGGCTCTACGTTTGAGGTGCACTTCCGGGGCGATTACGTCCGTCATGACGTTGACACGGATATGGGCAACAAAGAAGAGTACGAAGTCGAGATCTCAGCTGAGTGGGTTGAACAAATCAGCGGAGCCAATCGTTTTCGTTTGCAAGACGATCACACACCCATCAAAGAAAACACGGATTTCCTGCTTGACTATTTCAGGAATCACGCCATCGAGCTGATGGAAGAGGAGGCAAACTCATGACACGACCACGACCACGACCCAAACAATTCTCGCTCATGCTCACAGACCAAGACCTGCAAGTTATCCAGCAGGCACTTTGCGAGTCTGCTGGTGGATACAGTGGGCGCAAATTTGCACCTATGCCAGACAGGGAGGAGTGTGACCGCCGGGATGATCTGGCGGACAGCATCTTTGATTTCAGATCTGCAAGTATGCAGAACAACGCAAACCAATTTGCAATCGTTTCGGCCACAGTTGGAGAATAAGACAATGTACGGACAAGACTACATTGACGGCTCAGACCACCGTGTAGACACCATGCAAGAATACTTGCACAAGCACAGACACAGGTACACAGGAAGAAACCTGCTGTCTGCTGACAATTACAAGCGAACACCGCGAGGCATGGAAAAGTTTCGCAGAGATGCGTGCCAGATTGGTCGCAGCGTTGTCCCGCAAACAAGTTTGCAGTTGCCGCCGGGGTTCCTCCAGTCAATGGGTTTTGCCGCTGCAACGCTGTACCACTGCGCCGATGTAATCACAACACAGTTTCCTGACGGATCTGCAAAGAACTGGCTCAGGCACATAGGTGATTCAGCGGCGACGAATCCGCACGATCCAGACAGCATGTTCTTGCAGCAGGCGACGAACACGATTGGCTGGCCCATAGCGCATCTTCGTGAACAGTCGAAGAGGCCGGGTCAAGATGGAAGGTGGGAGGTCTGGTTCCTGAACAGCCTTTGCAGCTGGCTTGCATTTCACAGGACATGGTTCGAGGTCTCGCCGTACACATCTGAGCTGCTCTCGCATTGTGACGTAGACAATCCAGACCAGCGTGCTATGGAATGGGCTTCGTTTCTTCCATCAGTCATGCTTGCAGATTCAAGAACGAACAACGTATTCCTCTGCAACGCAGTCTGGAATGAAATGCCAACAGCTGACATGAAGATCGAAGACGTAAATTACACAACCGTCGAGGTCGGATACATGCTAGGCACAACAAACGAAGATGGCTTCAGTTGCGGAATCGTCAGCATGGATGACACAGAAAGCTATGAGGTCGTTTGCAAACGGATGAAGAAAACTGAGCATGGAGGCCAGAGCGTAGACGATTGCCTGCGCTGGGCACTCAATGCAATGTCCCTTGCAAACTCGCACCCCAAGTACATCACAGCAACGGGTCGCAAAAACAATTCAGGGCAGCGCAAAGAACACAGGCACGACAACCCCATGTCACTCACGGCAGAGCTTTGCAGACCTGTGACTAGCAGGACGCTGATGCAGGTGGTCACTGAAGGTGACGGGAAGGGGCTGCCAACAGGTGCCATGACATCTGCGAAAACACCACACATAAGGCGTGGACATGTGAGGCGGCAACCACATGGACAGAGGTTCGAGGTCAACAATCCGGACACTCCCGTCTTCACTGACCGGCACGGAAAGCGGTATCACAAGAAACAAATTTGGCCTATTATGGTTAATTCTGCTTTGCGGGGTTGACAGTAAAACTTGACAGTGTATTTATAAGTAACGAATTGAAAACCGATCAAGGAGATGATTATGGAAATGATTAACACAAACACTGATGACGGGATTCTTTGCGTCATCATCAAGGCGGATGCGTCCGTCGAAGTCAAGCGCGTCGATGGATCGCTTGAGTCGTACCAGAAGATTGTGAAGGGGTACATTGAGCCTGTCGATTTCACATGGAACGGGAGGCGCATGAGTGCCTACGTCAATGAGGAGGGACTGATCCATCAGCTCCCGATCAACCCGCTTCTTTGTGCGATCGTTGGGCACCCAGTTCTGTGCGGTGATGCAGTCATCGTCGGTGCCCCTGACCAAGATGGAGAAACCACAGACGTATGCACTGCATTTGCTGCAAACATGGGTACACTAGAGGCGGCGATTTCAAATAGAATTGCAGAGAAGGTCGTCTTGTAGCTCCAACCGATCTTCCCAGTTCCCCCTCCTTTGCTCACTTGTCCGGCAAAGGAGGGGTTTTTATTTGATGATAACTAAAGTTATGTGTGCACTTTTTTTTATATTTGAGTTGACAACAGTTTTCAGTGATGTACAATGTACCTGCCAATTACGGCAATAAGGAGATACCAATGCAGAAAGAAATCATCGAAGAAGCACGCAAGATTACGACCTTGCTCGAAAGCGCACAGGGCGTGTTTCCCATTCTTTGTTACTACGAAGGCTGGCTTTCACCGAAGGTCGCAGACTTTGACATGGCCGTAGCTAACGAGTGGAGCGCGGACAATCCTGCGTTGCCTCTTTGGAATCACATCGAAAACGATCTTTGCCGAATGACTGACTACGTCACAACACTGCTGCTTGCAAGTGGCATTGATGTCGATGACATCTTCGAGGCAAAGCAAGATGAACTTACGTTCACGAAGGGCACTCTCTCTCGCATGATTGGCAACCAGTTCAGGAACGCGCTGCGTCAATCAACGATGGATGAACTTCTGAAAAGCATCGAGTCTTAATAATCCCGCCGTCCCACGTAAGGTTGCACGGCAGAACCATGATACTGCAATGAGGGGTGCGCATTCTTTGCAGGCGATCAAATTAGTACGCACTTTCATAGGAAAAATTATGCTCAGTGAAGAAACAGTTGCAGACAAAATGCTCAAGGTCATGCCCGAAGGTTATGGCTGCTTTGATTTTGCAGAAATGAATAAGATCATGAAAACTGAGAGGCTCAGCGTCAGCGAGGTTGCAAAGCGTGCCAACGTTAGCAGGCAAACGGTGCGCGGCGTGCTTGTGTCACCTGTCATCTCAAACCCAAGGCTTTCTACGTGCTACGTTGTAAGCAAGGCAATTTACGAGTTGGCGCAAGAGCTTAATAAGGCGAGGGCTGAAGTGTGAGCTTGCCAGTCTCCGAGCTACACACCACTGATCTGACAGACAGTTGCCCACAGCGGGTGCTGCTGCGCTGGGAGGGCAAGCTCTTGCCCCACGCTCCTACTGCACTCGTCAGGGGAATGGTTGCGGGGTCTGCTTGCAGGTACATGCACGAATCCATGGCATGGGACAGAGAGGACGCGCCTGACTATGCCATGGATTACGCATGGAAACAAACCATGCAAGACCTTGAGGAGGATCAAAGAATCCTGACTGAAGCTGTGGAGAAAAACAAAGATGCAATGCTCAAAGAGATCCGAAACGTATTAGATCAATACATTGCAAGGCTTGGACCATTGTTTGCAAAGTCAGAGTTCGTGGGCTGCGAAACACCATGCACCATGACACTTGACGGAGTTAAGTTTGCATCACACACAGATCTGATAGTCCGGGATTCCGGAAACGTGTTTGGTTACGGCAAGGGAAGATTAATTATCTTTGACTGGAAGTGGAGGCAAGAATCACCGAGCAGGGCATACCTTGCAAGGAATTTGCAATTTGCAACTTATTGGTTAATGGCAAGGCAAGGTGAGTTTCTCATTGAGGACTGGGCTGGCTACACGCCTTTGCCAGACGCAGACAACGCGCAGCTTGTGTGGTTGCATTTGCCAAACCTGAAGCCGTACACACGAAAAACAATTACATACAACGACAACCAAGAACAACACGAATACAAGAAGGGTGACGTTCGCCCCTTGCGTTCGATATTAAAAACAACACAATACACAGACACAGACACGACACACATTGAGCGAGCACTCACTCGTCGTGTTAAGATGTACAAGGCAGGCTTCTTTCCTGCCACACCTGAACCAAACAAATGCTCACTATGCGAAGCAGAAAGTTTCTGCCCTCGTTTCGATACCACGCCATTAGAAGGAGATGCAAATGGCTGACCTAATTTTTACAGCTGGCGAAGTTCAATTCATACAAGACAAGTTTCGTCTGAACGAATCGCACCTTGGTGTTTTTATTGAGGCCGCGAAGCGTTACAACCTGAACCCCATTGCAAACCAGATCTACCCACAGGTCAGGCAAGGCAAGCTCAGCATCACAACCGGCATTGATGGATACCGATTGGTTGCAGACCGCACAGGTAAGTACGCAGGCAATGACGATCCTGTCTACGACAACGAAGAGTCACCGAAGGTTGCAACAGTCACTGTCTACAAGATTGTGTCAGGCAATCGGTGCGCGTTCACCGCGAGTGCTCGATGGGACCAATACTTTCCCGGCGAGAAGCAGGGGTTTATGTGGAAAAAAATGCCACACCTCATGCTAGGCAAATGCGCAGAAGCTCTTGCGCTGCGCAAAGCGTTCCCGGCAGAACTGAGTGGGATCTACACAGCAGAGGAGATGGAGCAGGCAGGAGAGCCAGCTGTTGCGTCACCCTCTCCCAAGGCACAAAGGGAAGTCCCACCACACCGTGACGAGGTTGAAACCACAGTGGGGTTCAAGAAGGCGTTCGTTGCTACTGTTGCCGATTGGATTGGTGAGCCGGATGTCTTGCCGCAGTGCAAGACGATTCTTGAAAAGCTGGGCATTGCACAAGATGGCAGTGCAAATGCCGTGGATTTTAGCAACGCCTCTGCTTGGGTGTCTGGACAAAAGGATGCCAGCAGAACGTATGATGAAGCTATGCTCGGCAAGGAAGTGGAGCAAGAAGAAGACAAGGTCGCAACAGAGCCTGAAGGTGAGGAAGTCCCATGGTGAACGGAATTCAAGACAACAGCAACGCTTCAACAGAGGAGTTGCAGAGGTGGTATGACAGCATTGGTGGTACGCATGGAACGCGGTGCAACGCAGTAGAAAAGATCATCACTGACAGTGAGTCTACTGTTCGTGAACAGTGGGTCCGGATGGGTTGGGCATTGAAGACAATCCGTGATGACAGTTTGTTCTCTGAGGACTTCGACTCGTTTGCCGACTATGTCGAACAGAAGCTGGGGTACAAAAAGTCTTGGGCATACGAAGTAATTGATGCAAGTGAAGTTGCAAAAGTTGTTCCCATCAAGGCGATTTCGCAAGCACGGGTTCTCGCGCAAATGGAGCCAGAGGAACAGCAGGCTGTGTGGGAGAAGGCTGTAGAAAATTCTGAGGGCGAGGTCACTGCAAAAGCCATCAAGGTTGCAGCAAACGAATGCTTCAATGACGAAGAGCCAAAGCAGGAACTTCCGAAGGAATCGCAGGAGAGTGAATCCGAGGAGCAAGAAGAATCTGGTGAGTGGCCTCCTCCGAACAGCGACGAGGAAAAGTTTTTCAACCACTGCATGGATCTTCGTAAGGAACTGAGAAATATTTGTGCCACCGCGAAGAAGGCTATTCTCGAACAGGACGGCGGTCACTGGTTTGACTTCGATCAATTCGAGTCATCTTTGAAAAATGCGGCACGAATTCTGAGGATGGCTACTCCAGCTGCCGATTGTCCTTATTGCAAGGGTGAAGGTTGCGATGTCTGCGCAAACTTGGGCTGGTTGCCCAAGGGCGTGTATGACGCTTTGCCTGACAGTATGAAGGAGTAGGCCGTGGATGACATTGGAGACCTTGATGCTTGCTTCGACGCACCAATTTCAGAGAGCAGCAGCCCTGCGGTAGTCATTGTCGCCCTGTCAAAATGGGTCTCTCTAATGAGAGCAATGGATGCTGGTGAGGACAAGCGACACCGTGAGGTTCTGTCGGTGCTTGTCAGGCTGGTGCATGTCTGGGCAGAAGAGTTACAGCAAAACCCATCCTACGATGAACTTGGTCAGCAACTTGTTGACAATATCGTGGGAGCTGTTGAGACAAAATACACTTTCGGTTCTGACTGAACCACAAAAAAGGAGATGGCATGGAGCTACGGCCATATCAAAAGGCTGCAGTTGGCGGTTGCGTCAACTCATTGCGCAGTCATGCAAGTGCGTTGGCAGTGATGCCAACAGGATGCGGCAAGACAATTGTTTTTAGTGAGACCATACGGCTTGCAAGCAAACGGTGTTTGGTTGTTGCACACAGAGAAGAATTGATACGTCAAGCTGCGAAAAAGATAGAAGCTATGACTGGTGAAAAACCATCTATCGAAATGGCAGAGGAAAAAAGTTACGAACCTTACTTCGGAGTTAAAAGCAAGGTAGTTGTTGCAAGCGTGCAAACCTTAAACGCCAAGAACCACCTCGGGAAAAGAATGAATCGGTTCACCCCTGATGAGTTTTCTCTTTTGGTGATTGATGAAGCACACCACTCAGTGGCAAACTCATATCTGAATGTCATCAATTACTTCAGGAGGAACAGGTCACTGAAGGTGATTGGTGTGAGTGCAACTCCAGACAGGTCAGACAAACTCGCACTGGGCGAGGTCTTTGAAGACGTTGCTTACAAGTACGAACTTTTGCAAGCCGTCAAGGATGGCTGGCTAGTTCCCATCCGGCAAACAGTGGTCAGGGTTGAATCGTTGGACTTTTCCAGAGTGAACAAGGTTGCAGGCGATCTCAATCAAAGGCAACTGGCAGAGGTGATGGAATACGAAAAGAACCTGCATGGCGTGGTGACTCCAACCCTAGAGCTGACTGGTGACCGAAAGACCATTGTTTTTGCAAGTAGTGTTTTACATGCGACACGGATTGCAGAAATACTGAACAGGCACAAACCTGCTTCTGCTCGAATGCTGTGCGGCAAGACACCGAAAGATCTTCGAGCAACCATGATCGAAGACTACGCCTCCAACAAATTTCAGTATCTGGTGAATGTTGGAATCACTGTCGAAGGATTTGATGATCCGGGCGTTTCTGTCATTGTTATGGCCCGACCATCCTCTTCAAGGTCCCTAGTCGCTCAGCAGGTTGGCAGGGGGACTAGGCCGCTCGCTAACGCCTTTGAAGGTATTTCCAATGACCACAGCCCCGAAAGCTGCGAGGCGCGTAGGAGGGCCATCAAGGACAGCAGGAAGCCATACTGCGAAGTGATTGACTTTGTGGGCAATTCTGGCCGCCACAAGTTGATGTACGCATCAGATATTTTGGGGGGTGAGGCAAAGGAGCGTGCGCGTGAGATCGTTAGAGAGAAAACCTTACAGGACACAACGCCAACACCCGTTGACATAATTGAGGAACTCGAACGCGCTGAAAGGGTTGCTGAAGCAGAAGAAGCTGAGCAAGACGCTGTTGTCAAAAGATCCAAGATCAAAGCCGAAGTTAAGTACAAAGCAAGAGACCTAGACCCGTTTGATGTTTTGCAAATTGCAACACCGAAGACAGTTTGGACAGGAGCCAAGCCCTTGTCTGTGAACCAACAGGCAATGCTTGAAAGGAATGGCATACAGACACACGATGTAGACAATCACACGCAGAGATTGTTGTTCAACGAAATTGTCAAGCGCAGGAAAGATGGCACCTGCACATATAAGCAAGCTAAGTTGTTGAGAAAATATGGCTACACTGGCAAGGAAAATTTTTCAGAGGCAAGTAGGATCATTGATGACCTAGCAGCGAACGGATGGAAGAAGCCATGAGTGAATGGATCAGAGCGTCTGGCAACAAAGCGTGCCCAATCTGTGGCAAGAAAGATTGGTGCTTGATTGCCAAGGACAATAGCGCGGTGATTTGTCCTAGAAAAGAAGAGGGAAGCAAGAAGTACATTGATGGGTCTGGGTATCTGCACGTTTTAATACCCGGACAGTACGAGAAAAAAAATCCTGAGTGGAAATCTGAGCTGCCAGAGCACAACACTGTCATGGGGATGCTGGCGAAGAAGTACATCAAAGCATTTGATGATAAGCGAAAGGTCATCTCTGACCTTGGTGTTTCAGAGGAGTCTCTGAACAAGCTCTTCTGCGGGTGGAGTTCTGCAAACAATGGGGTAACTTTTCCTATGTTCCGTCACAGAAGAAGAGTGATTGGAATACGAATCAGAACTGCAACAGGGAAAAAATTTGCAGTGAAAGGAAGCCGACAGGGATTGTTCCTTCCTAAGGACTGGGACATAGAAGAAAAAGGTGTCCTTGTTTGCGAAGGGCCTACAGACACAGCTGCTGCCGTGGACCTTGGTTTCTCTGCCATAGGCAGGCCGTCTTGCATGGGCGGAGCGGACCTCATTTCCGAAGCTGTAGGAAAAAGGCATGTGGCGATAATCGCAGACGATGATGGCCCCGGCATGGATGGAGCTAGGAAGCTCTCAGACAGGTTGCGCAGGTTCTGTGCATCTGTGAAGATTGTGGTGCCCAAGCACAACGATCTTCGTGAGTGGAAAAAACAGGGCGCGACGAAACAGGATGTGATGGATGAAATTGCAAGAACAAAGCCCTGCTGAATGGAACGTCGAAATACCATATGAGCTAATTAGTCCAAATAAGCTGATGAGAATGCACTATCGTGTTAGAATGAAAGAGCACGAGAGAGTCATGACTTTGCTTTGGACCTACGGTCGGCCTTTGGTGGAATTTGACTGCCCGGTTAATGTCCACATAACCCGTTTGTGGGGTTCAAGGCAAAGAGCAATGGACGAGGATAATTTGTACGGAGCTTGCAAACTTTTGATTGACGCGCTGAAAAAACCTAAAGGCAGAAGCAGGCAGGGTCTGTCTGTCATTTTAGATGACGATCCTAGCCACGTTTCGCTCAAGGTTGTGCAGCGTAAAGACGATGAAGGTTTACGACGGGTTCGTGTCAAAATTACACCGCGTTGAATAAAGAACATCTCCTTTTAGGGGCCTCTGTCAACGCATCGGCAGAGGTCTCTTTTTTTATGCCCAGTGCTAAACCAAATGAATTTTTGCAAATTCTCCAGATGGTAATTTTGGTTGGTGCTGCTGGTGCGGTTTTCCTGAATTTGGGTCGCAGAGATGCCAAGCTAGATCATGTGTCAATGCAGATAGCTGAGCTTCGTCTTGTTTCTCAGGATCTTGTGAAAGCTCAAATCATTGGTTCAGCTAATGACACAAACCAAGAGAACGTTATGAACGATTTGAAAACACGAATAGAGAGGTTGGAGGATAGGGGCGACTAATTGGAAGAGCATCTCACATCAATCGCAGTTGGTATCGCAGGGCCAGCCATCCTCGGCGTGTTTGCATTTCTTTGGAAAGTGAACAGCAGGTTGGCTGGCATTGAAAGAAAGCTAGAAGCCCACGATCACAGGATCAAGGACAACAGGGCCACGCTATCGAAACACTTTGACAAGGCTTTCACAATTAGAAAATCAGTTTCAGAGATAGACAGATGAAATCTACAATGCTGACTTTGTGTATGTTGTTTTTGGTTTCCTGTGCGACAACAGGAATACCACGAATTGGCATTCCTGCTGCTCCTAGCATCTCTGCTGTCACTTCAGAATCACAGCCCCTTACTGTCCTTAGTGGAGTAGGGGGCTTGTGCGTTGTTGCAGGGGTGATTTTGCTAGTAGTCACTTCTGGCCGTAAAGGTTGGTATGCTTGTATTGCAGGGATCGCAATGGTGATCCTTAACTACCTAGTAGCAAAGTACGATGATATTTTGTTTTATCCTTTGATTCTTTGTACTGGGGTCATTTCAGCAGCTTGGACCTACAAAACGGTCAAGCAAATTTTGCAGGAGAAAAAGCAATGATTCATCTGGCTTCATTTTCTAGTTTTCTTGGCACATTTTGGTTCATGGTGCTTCTCTCAGTTGGCAGCTTTGGAGCAGGGATTGTCTTCAAGACTCCTTTTCTCAAGCTGATTACCGGAGGTAAGTACAGTGGCTAAAAAGATCTGGAGCAAAATTGTCTGTTTTCTGCGCGACGAGCGCGGGATGCAGACTGCCGAGTACATGATCCTCGGCACTGTCATGGGTGCTGGCTCGATTGGTGCGATCAAGACCGTCCGAGATGGACAGGTTGAGAAGTTCCAGCAGCTCTCAGAAGCTCTCGACACAAACTCCGACGGCACCATTGGTGGCGGCGGCGGATAAAGTTGAGAAAAAAACTGTCACTCCAAATCGGTTTAGCCCGATGATTTAATTATGGAGAGACGTACAGCTAAAATTGCAGCCATTTCATGCTCGCACGCACCGTTTACCCCCCCAGAAACACACCAATGGGTGCTTGACACACTTTCCGGAATTCCGGATCTAACCCATTTCGGGCACCTTGGTGATGTTTTTGAGGCGGGGGCGGCCAGCATTCACGCATCCAGTGCTGAATATTCGCACACTCTTGCAGATGAATACGAGCACGCGCACAATTTTCTGAAGTCAATAAGAGAAGTCATTCCAGAAAATTGCAAACGCTGGATCAACACAGGCAACCACGACGACAATCTCACAACCCAAGACCCAAGAAGAATACCCAAAGATTTAAGAGGGTTAGTTCATTGGACGAAACACCCGGAGTGGGGCGAGGAGTTTCGCAAATGGTGCTGGGTTCCATATGAGAAATCTAAAAAAGGGGTTTACCGGGTCGGCCAGTGCCATTTCTACCACGGGTTCGATTGCTCAATGAATTCTGACGAGCTAGAGGGCCTGCAAATGATCGGGGCTTGCGGGTGGATACCTTACAGTTTGACAGTGAGAGGCCATACGCACAGGCCAGTGCCACCAACCCAATGCAAACGAACAGGAAAAATACCACTGCCATATTATTACTCCAACGTGGGTACTTGTGGTCCCTTGAAGCCAACGTGGGCAAAGAGGAAAGATACCAGCCTATGGGGCACTGCTATAATTGTCATCGAATGTGTTTGGGATAAACCTTCACGCATCTACGGCAAAAGCTGGGACGCAGAATTGATTGTGATGCCATGAAATCAGCCTCAGAAAAGATGCAAGAAGAGGTCAAGAAACATGTTATGTATTGGCAGACTGAGTTTGATATTGACAAATGGGCTGTTGCTGGTGTTCTTTTTGACATAGCAATGGACATGCTTATGGTAATTGATGCCGAAGAAGAAGATGAGGAAGACGAGGAAGACGAATGAAGAAAAAGAAACCCGGACTGTATGCCAACATCCACGCAAAGCGAAAAAGAATCGCAGCTGGCTCTGGTGAAAAAATGAGAAAGCCCGGAGCAAAGGGTGCTCCAACAGCCAAGGCTTTCAAAAAGTCAGCTAAGACGGCCAAGAAAACAAAGAAGAAGTCAAGGAAAAAATGATGGCAAAGTCAGCGGCATGGCAAAGAAAAGAAGGTCAAAACAAGGCTGGCGGACTCAACGCTAAAGGTAGGGCGAGTTACAAAAAGCAGACAGGTGGAACTCTCAAGCCGCCTGTTAGCGCAAAAAAAGCCAAGTCCAGCAAGAAGGCGGCGAGCCGCAGAAAGTCTTTCTGCGCACGAATGTGTGGTATGAAATCTCGACTGACAAGCGAGAAGACAGCCAGAGATCCAGATAGTCGTATTAACAAAGCCCTGCGTAAGTGGGACTGCAAATGTGGAAAGAAGTGATATAATGCCCAAGGTTGGTAAGAAAAAGTTCCCATACACCCCAGCTGGCAAGAAGGCCGCCAAGAAAGCTGCAAAGAAAGCTGGAAAGAAAGCCAGTGCAAAGAAGACGAGCAGAAAAAACGGCAAGTCTATGATGATGAAGAACAAAAGAACAAACAAGCGATCTTATTGATCCGATTTAACTTATGAAGAAAGGGGCTAATCATGCCTAGAGGCGGCGGCGGCGGAGCAGTAACACAACACGGCGGACAAAAGCGTGGCCCTAAAAAGGCGACCAAGGGCAAGGGAACAAAAGCGGGAACAAAGGCAAGAACTGCCGGTGCCCGCAAGGCAAAGCGTAGAACTAAGTAAGTTCAGACGGGGCTTAGATGGCTTATTCAACAGGACTATTTTGGGCTGACCAAGACAGCGGCTTGGTAGACTCTGCTCTTGATGTGTATGGCGCATCAGGCTCTATCGTCACAGAGGAAACTCTTAAGGCTGCGGAAGCTGCAAAAACTATTGCAAGAATTGATTGTTCAAATGCTACTGCAGTGATGATTATGCCTTTGCTTGGGTCGATTGTTACAGGCAGCGGAAACGATGATGTCAAGTTTGCAGTTTACGGAGTTATGCCGCAGGGTGAACTTAGTGAACCAAACGCAATTGACGATGACAAATTTCTGTTCAGGCTTGGAACACCAGTTGCAGCTCTTGTAACCAGCAACACAATTACTGCAACTTCTGCTTGGTCTATCAAAACACCCGGCGGATATCCTTTCGCGCACCACGCTAACGAAGATGGCGACAACCACAACATGAGTCCCTTTGTGGTTCCAGTTGCAATGTCAGGCTCAAACATTCCAGATGGTGACGTAGGAACTTTAGAGGATACGGAAACTGGGTTTTCTATTTTTCCGGGCATCAATTCTTTTCAACAGTTGGTAATTGCGTTTGACAAGGGAAGCCTCGGTTCTGCACAAACATTCAACGCCCTTATTTCACTTCTGTACTAGGAGAAACTATGAGCTTTTCTACAGGACTGAAACTTGGGCCAGCTTTGTTTACAGGCCAGAGCACCGGAGCAGCACCACACAACACTCCGCAAACATCCTTTTTCGGTACGTCAGGTGGTTTCTTTTTAGAAAACAATCCTGATGAATCAAAGCAAGATTTGCAAAACACGCAAGGCGGAAGTTACAAAAGAGTAGGTGTCATTCCGTGCGCTGGGGCAAAGTCGGTGATTATTCAGCCGATGATGCGAACTGCGCACACAGTTTCAACGATTACAGACAGCAGTGCGGCTGCTGCTTCAGATATCACAGATGCGGCCAAGCGTGTTGGTTTTGAAGTTTACGCAGCAAAACCAATAGGTGATCCAGCAATTCTAGGCAACGACGACAGAATGGTATGGTCCATTGGTTTCATCCAAAGTATTTCTTGGACCAAAAGCGGCTTCGCTCTCGCTACGTCAGGCACAGAAATTACACACCCGGATGACAGCAATGCCTATGCGCCATATGTAAACGGGGGCGTTGCTGACATTACAGTTACTACTGTCGGCAAATTCATTCCGCACATAGTTCCTGCAACAATGTCAAGCGCTGCAGCAGCACAGCCAGATATCACGGACGGTACTTCTACCAGCTACACAGGCACAGCTGATGCAAGTTTTTGCAACATTACACTCGGGCCATTTACTGATTGTTTGTATCTAGCACCTTGCACCACAAACGATACTGCAATCAAACGTGATGGTTTGTATTTCTCTTACAGGTTTGCACTTCTGTACTGATGAACTCTGAATACGCAAAATACCATTCCAGCACACGCATGAAAAAAGAGCGTGCTTTGCGTAACAAAAACAGGCGTGCCGCTGCAAAAGCTGGCGTGGTGCACAAGGGTGACGGCAAGCACATAGATCACAAAGACGGCAACCCGCGCAACAATGGCAAGAAAAATCTTCGCGTCATTTCTGCAAAGGCAAATAGGAAGAAGCAGTAATGTCAGTAACAGAAGCAGATCTTCAGGGTTTTGCGAGACGGGCTTTAGGGTTCCCAGCTAATTCAGCTATGACTGCACATCTCGAATCCACAGTGGATGAGATGATTAATAAGGCATACAAGATGGTTTGGTTGCCCGCTCTTTTGCCGGGTCAAACTATGGGGCACCAGTGGTCTTTTAACAAAGGGACCACAGTGTTCTCTACGAGAGCACCTTACTCCACTGGTACGATTTCTATAGCAGCAGGTGGGACAACCGTTGATGGAGTCGGTGTCAACTTCCCTGCAAACCAGATTACAAACGCACACATACTTGTGGAAGACCAGCTTTTCGAGGTTGCTTCTAAGACAGACTCTGACACCTTGGAATTGGAGTCAGCCAGTGGCGTACCAGAGTCCGCAATTTCTGGCGCGAGTTACCAGCTTATTTACATCAACTATGCAGTGACTACAGGCGCAGGCAATCTTGGGCCAATCACTTACGCACCCAACTTTGGTGATGGGCCAATCAAGGTCGTGGCAGATACGATTATTGATGACTTGCGTCAGGCTAACATCCCTAACAGTGGTCGCCCTGAGTATGCCTCAATATCCGGTGGCACCGTAAAGCTGTGGCCTGTTCCTGATGCTGAATATCAGCTCAGGTTTCAATACCTGACCGACATTGGTACAGCAAGTGAATCAGCTAGCCCGATGCCAGACTACTGCGATGACTGCATCTACGCTGCTATGTCTGTGTGTATTGCAGAGCACCTTGGCAGTGGTGATGTAAACTCTGCAAGAGCGTACTTCTTGCAAAGACTGACGCACGCTGTTGCAGCTGACAAGGCAATTAAGAGTTTGGAGTATGGAGATTTTCTCGGGTACAATGGGGACAGATCAGATGGTATGAGCCGTATGAACCGCCCTCGCTTGTACACTTCTGACGTAACTGTTTATCAAAACAATAGAAATTCAATCTAAGGAATTCTGATGTCCGCACATAACACTCTGGCTGATCTAGGACGCGACCAAGCTGGAACTGGCTTTGAAGGTAAGTTTGTTTACTTTGAAGCTGGAACCCCGACTGGTAGCATCTCTGGTTTTGGCAAAGGCGCACTCGCTGTTGACACTGCAAACGGCAAGCTGTTCATCAACACTGGCACCTTTGCATCCGCTACATGGACCGTGGTGGGTTCACAGACCGCTTAAGGGTAACTAATGTCTAAGTTCCAACGCCCGTTAGTTGCAAGGACTGCTGCTGACGGCAATGCTATTATTACGACCAGTGGTGTTTTAGGTGAAGCAGGGTCTAGCTACAAGATCTTATTGACTTCATTTAAGATGTCCACCAACACCAAAGCTGCTGAAGTTATCGAAGAACATTACGACGCTGACGGCGGTGCAAGTGAAGGCGTTGCCCGTAACATAGCTGGAGCTGACGTAGTCAACCATGTATCTATGGGGTACATGCGTGGCACCGTTGCCATGAAAGGTTTCATTCCTTTTGACAAAGCTATTGGTTTAACAGAAACTAGGTTTGTTAGTTACAACGACACTGCTCTTGCAAACAACGCCACAGGCGAAGTCGAAAACTCTACTAAGATTTTTGAAGTAGAAGTTCGTTTGGCTTCCACTAACGATGGCAATGCGCCGCACAAACTGAAGTTTAAGATGTTCTTTGAAAAATTTGATATTGACTGGTCTATGCGACAAGAAAACGTTGGAATTACCTTGTCGGGTAAACTTACCGGAAGAGTCAACTCCGGTGATTACAGCGCAGGTGACGAGACAGTTAGCTTTGTCGAAGAAGGCGGAAACTGATGGACGATGAGAAGATGAACAACTTGGCCCAAAGCATGGAACAGGTTAGTGATGCAGTAGCTGAAATGAACGCTAATGTTCAAGAGCTTGTACAGGCTTTGAACGAAGTTGTGGAACTTGTTTCTGAGGCTCTTACCTAATGACAACTAGAAAAATTGGCAACGACTTACCCGGATCTTCTTTTACAAGAGGTCACAATGACGCACGCAAAGACAAGGCAGTGCGCAGGATCATGTACCACCACACGGGTGACAAAGCTGCCCTGTTGGCTCACATTGAACTAGGCACATATTCAGAGGCTTTTCGTCTTTCCGACGGAACACAAGTTCCGCGAGTGCAAGGGACCGACGACCAGTTTGGCAATCCAGTGTTTACTGGTGGGCAACTGGTTCATCCAGAAGACACAACTCTTAACTTGCAGACAACTAAAGTAACCAAAGTCGGCAGAGATAGATGGATAGCCGTACTTACTTACTTCAGGATAATCACTGATCCATATGGCGGTGGGCCAACGCCCGGAAGTGTCTTGAAACTGAGATGTGATTTTGAGTCACATCGAGTGTACACAGACGGTGTACCAGTTGAAAATGGACCGTATGAATATTTCAATGACTACGCTCTTCCCGGTGGTTCGATTATCGCTGTGGGATGTCCAACACCACCTGTTGGTGGGGGCGAAGGGACATACGGTGACGATGGTGGTGATGGCAATGAGCCTGACGAAGAGCAAACTACTCGCAAAACTAACCCAAACAGTTTCAGTCGAACAATTTTGTTGCCCATAGTCAGGTTGCAAGTTCCCTTTGCGTCTTATGCCAACCCGTTTACATACGCAGGAAACGTGGGTGGTTTGAATTCTAAGCCAGTTGACTTTGGTGAAAACCTCTCTTTGCAAGCAAACATGGTTCGGTTTGATGGTGTGCAAATGGACGAAATGGGTTCAGTAACTAGCTCAAACGGTCAGTCTGGTAGGTTCTTTGGTGTGTACCAATTTAGTTTGTCGCCAACGCAATTCTTTGAACAAGTTCCCAAATATTGCGGTGGCAAATGGACGATTGAGTTAGTGAGATCAGTCAACGAGCGCGGCAGTTGGGCTACGTTTTCTGAGTTGGGGCTTTCATGACGCGCACATCAGCAGTGACATTTTCGCAAAAGATTAGACCGTTCTCTGAGCAGTTCAACAGAGACATGCGCGATGTCATTTCTGACTTGCAAGAAATGACTCAATATTTGCAGCCGCTGCAACATCTAATCAAGAAGGCTGACATTTCTGGAGAGGGTGGGGGAACTGCTGCTTTTCCAGCTGCTATCACAAGTAGCACTTTGACAAAAGGGGTGTACCGAGTCAAAGAAGTATTGAAACTTCCTGACCCCGAGCATGTAGGTGCAGAGTCAAGAGAAGGGTACGCGGTCAATATTGCAGAAATATCTGGCGGGCCAGTTCAAAACCCAGAGTGGATTGGCACTGGGCTTTCTTCAGAGTGCGCTGATGGTCTTATTGCACTCGGTGCTAGAATAAGCGTTGAGACTATTCTTTTTGACATCGTTACGTGTTTTGAATACGAACCTGCATTTGCTGGTGATCTACCAGATGAGGAAGACGGCAACGTAATGAGAGTCCCACTAGGGACAGAAGAAGAGCCTGCATTTTTCTTTCACCACATCCTCCCAATCTGTGTTAGCTGCCCTACAAGCGGTGACAATGGTGACGACGATGACGATGACGATGATGGGAATGATGGAGAGTTTCCAAGGCGAGGCTCTGGCATGAGGGGTGGCTACTCATGAAGCAGGCAATAATGCAAGTTGCTTTTTGTTGCAGAGAAAACCCATGCGGTGTTCTTGTAGGGACTTTAACTTCTTGCTGCCTTGCAGAAACTATTACACACAATGTGTGTTTAATCCCCGACGAAATTTGCGCATTGACTGAAGATGGGCCAATCATATTTCGTGGCACTATTGATGGCGTAGATGATTGTTGGGAGTTTGATTGCAAAATTATTGACCACGTTTGCGGCGAAGATGACGGTGCAATTGTTGGCGGTAATTGTTGCCCTAGCGACGAGTTTATTACTTACGTTGAATGGGCAGCAATCTCGATGAATTTGAGTCCAACAGAAGAAGGAACTACTTGTCCAACTTGTTGCGACGACGACCCTGATCCACCGTGTGGCCCGTTTGGAAGTCGGTTTACATTTAGTTACACAGTGCAAAGCCACACCACTTGGGGTTCTAAGGCTTACAACGATTATTACTATTGCGGTTATACCTGCGGGCCAGTTAATGGCTCACCTATACAAGAATGGGGTGGATATGCAGACATGAAGAGTTGCGGTTTATCCGGCGTAAATGGGTTTGAGTGCTGTGGCAATTGGGATTGTGGTGTGTCTTTCCCGCAAGGTAACTTTAGTACCCCAGCTCCAACTCCTATATTTACTTGCAGTACCAGTGACATTTGCCCTAGTTGCTTTCCAGAATTTAATCAAGATGAATGCAAATACCAAGTAGTTGGTGCTGGGCCAAGACAATCATTTTGCGGCACTTGGCTTGCAGAATGTAATGTTCCAAGAAAAGAATGCAGCTGGAATTCAAGTACGCAAACTGGGTCTGCACTATATGAAGGTCCCGGTATTTTTACACCGTCTTATAGTGAATATACCGGAGGTGGATACCCCGGCAATCCCATGTACCCTGATGTGTTGGTTGTTCCTTGTTGCGCAAGTCCAGATGCAGACCAATTTTTTACATGGATAAGAGGGCAAATTACGCCCGGTGCTCCTATTACTGGCGTTTGGAAATGCAGTGCTTCGGTAACGCCTTCTTCAAGTGGTATGTCGGCAAGTTTTTACCCAAGGTCGGCAGATGGCGGGTTAGGACCGCAATTGTTTTACTACCAATTAAACCACCCCGGAATGCACGTTAGATTAAGCGAAGTGTTTGATCCGGGTGAAGGCGATAACAGTTATGACTACGCTGGATATAACAGATGTGGACCGGGCAGTTATACTCCTGTATTTGGACCTGAACTTGACCCGTTCGGCATTACGACTGATCCAAGCAGACCTCCAAACCGAAAAATATACGACCCACACCCAGAGGCTTTGCAAATGACAAGAGTCGGCCCAAGTGGAACCTCTTATCCGAGGAACAGCTGGGAAGTTGGGACAACAGCAGGGCTTGCTGATCCGGGTTGTGGTACATGGCTCTATTCTGGTGGTCGAATTATTCAAATAGAAATGAGTTGCTAAATGACATCTTCAATGCAATGCAAGCACGGCTCAGAGCCGATATTTACAGATGAGGGTGTGGAGTTCAACTGCAAGTTGGGCCTGTTTGGCGGAAAGCCTAATTGGACACAATGCGCTGAATGCACAAGTTACGAGGGTGAGAGCCGTGGATTAGGTGACACTATTGCAAGGGCTACCAAGAAAATTGGAATCAAGCCTTGCAAGCCATGTCAAAAACGAAGGCAGAAACTAAATAAGGCAATCCCTTATGCTCCAAAGAATAGTAAGCCAAAGACTTCTTCCGAATAGCCAAGAGATTTCTATTGCATTGGGAAGAGACAGAAAAGTGTCTGCGTTGATATTCGCACACTCCGGAAGCTCGAATGCTGTAGTGCAAGTATATGCAATACCAGATGTGCGCCCAGACTCTACGAAATCTAATTACAAAATTTACCACACCACTGTTACAGCAGCTACTACAAATGTTTTCAGGCTAGAAGACATAGAACTTGATTTTAGCAATCATGCCTTAGAAGTAGAAACGGACAGCAATGGCGGTGGTCACATAATGCTTACAGTGGTGGGAAATTAAATGGCTATTATTTACGATTCAACTAACGGTCTCTTTACTAGGTTGGGAAAAATTTTCCAGCTTAAAAAAGTCTTGAACACCTTTAAGACTGATATTCGCACAGAGACAGATGACATTACTGCTACTTTTACAGATGCTACAAACTGGCAAATTGGCGGTTTAGTATCTAATAGAGAAACGTTCGATACTTTCTTAAGCAGTTTTGAATCTCTTGTTGACCAAGCAGCCCGCCGCGTTCTCATGGAAGCTGTTGCTGACGGGCTTGATTTGAAGCCTAGAGACATGAGACATGCTCTTGAGTTGTTGATTGAAGACATGCGAACTACTGCTACAAAAACAGTAGGTGGTAGCAGCGTTACACAAACAGTGCACGTTGACGATTCAACTGTCAGTACAACCGTTGCTGAAATTTCTAAGACAGCAAACGCTGGCGTGATGCTCGCAACCCCTCTTATGCCCATGAACCAACTCGGTAGTTCTGTGCAGAAGAACCAACAAAACGCAAGAGTAGAAACGCTTCGAGTTGAGTGCGTTTCAGACGAGTCAAACGGAAGACAAGCTGGCAGCGAGGTGTTTATAGCTACTGGCAAGAAATCAGTTGGACCCCAGAACTATCAGTACCCACTGGGAAGTGCAACAGCCAAGAGAATTACAGTCACTTCTGCAAACAGCAATGCCTCTCAGAAAACAAAGCAAGGCAGTAACATTCTTGCAAATAGCGGATTTGACAACACTACTTCTGCTACTGCGTTTCCGGGCTGGACAGCAGACAGTAGTCGAGCCAGTGGATCGTTTAGCAATGGCGGAACTCCAGACAGCAGCAACGCCATTGAACGCATGGCTGTTAATTTTAGCCCTGATGGATCGTATGGAATTGCCTTCAATGGCGATGGCAATGAGAAACACCGCATCTATCAAAAGTTTGGCACGGCTGCTGGCACCATGGGTCTAGTTAAGCCACTCAGAACATACATTTTTGCTGCAAACATTAGGGCACACGCAGACTCAGGAACTATTTCTGGTGGTGTTCTCAAGTTCTCTCTTACTGACGCTTCCTACAATGCAATTACCACAGCCACCACCTCGCATGATTTGAGCAGCGACAACCTTGCAGCAACATGGGAAAGAGTCACGGGAGTCTGGCAAACAGATGCTGACTCCATTACTAAGGACTCTAGGTTTACTGTTGAGTTTACGACAGCTCTGACAGACAACAAGACGTTGATTATGGATGAGCTGGTTCTTGCAGAGGCAGTGCAGTTGTATCCGGGTGGCCCATCTGTCTTGATTGTACGAGGCTCTGCTGACTTTCGTAACCAAGACAGACTCACACTTGCAGTTGCAAACAACCGCGCAGGCGAAATGCAGAACTTCTTTGACCAGTGTTTTGGCACATGTCAATACAACTTGAATTTGCCTATCGCTGGCACAAACAGAATTAACGACAACCTGATTGGGTAAACAATGGTCTACGTAGAAGAAAGTTACGACGAAGAGAAGCGCAGGCTGTTAGCAGAAGAGCAAGCGAGGCGCGAAGCTAGTAGGCCCGGTTCCGATGAAATAAACAGAGAGTTAGGGATGATTCATGCCCGAAACCCTGCAGACCCCGGACCTCGCCAAAACGCCGTAGACGGAATTTTTGATCAGGGAGACGGACTTCGTGCTGACACGCCTTATGACGAAGGCATTGGGATGGGGCCAAACGAGTTTAGAGAATCAGAAAATAGAAAACAAATTCGAGAAACTGCGCAGTTCACTCAAGACCTAATTGAGGGAAAATTTGACGCTCAAATTGAAGAGCAAAAAAAAGCAGCAGAAGCAGCAGCTAAACAAGCAGAAAAAGAGGCGCGACAGCAAGGCCCGTTTGGCACACAAGGCAGCTCTGATGACGCTGAATACAACCGCAGGGTAGCAGCTCGGGCTGCTGGTGAATTGCCAGAGCAAGTTGCAAAGCAGCAACAGGTCCAACAAAGGATTGCAAACCGCAGAGAAGGCTACGAACAACGAAGACTGGCAAGGCAGCAAAGAGACGCGGCCCGTAGATCTGGCACGACACAAACAGACACACCACGATCTACAGATTTCCCTACAGGCATCTCTACAAGCAGGGGCATGAACGTTGCAATGACAACAGCCTCTGTTAATGGGCAAACTCGCCCCATTTTGAGCAATGACCCTAACAGGACCCTTAGTCCTAGTGAGTGGCAACAGACTTTTGCAGATGGTGACACTGCTGCAATAGAGGCTTTCGACAACACAGCTGAGTTTATCGGGACTCTTGATACTCCAAAAGCAAGGCAGTGGAACGAAAAGTATCAAGAGATTCAACAGCAAATTCAGTCCATCGAAAGCAACGAAGCACTTACTCCTACAGAACGTAGGCAGGCAATGGCTGATCTCAACAGCAGGAGAGCGCGTCTCGCTGCCAGTGTCCCTGATCTTGGTGATCTAGGAGAGCAGTCTGAAAGACAAGAGATTCAACAGGAGAGAGACGAGCAAAGCCAGAACCTCCGCGAGTCAAAGCAGAAGTTGACTGACATAGCAAACGTCGTGAAAGCTGCTGATGCAAGGCGTGATGCTCAAGAAGCACAAGGCATTCCCGTTAGCAACGAACAATACGAAAACATGTTGCGGGACGAGTACCAAAGACGGCAGCGTGCTGCTCAGGTAGCTCAAGACCTCATAGACGGAAAGACAGAAGCTGAAGATGTAGATGAGACTGTAGAAGGAGATCTTAATTACAGTGACGCAAACGGCGGTCTAATCCCGTATAGCGAAGATGGTGTTACTAAATTTAGAAACGCAACTACACCGGGCATGTCAATTCCTTCCAAACGAATAGGTGGAACAATTTACCCAGCCCCTGCAAACGATGCTCAGATCAAATCTTTGCCGAGCGGCAGTGTTTATTACGACCAGAACACTGGCGGCTTGAACGTTTCTAAGTTGGGTCCTAAATCGCCACGGGAAAGATTTGAAGAATCAAGAGCGCAGTTTGAGGCAGAGCAGATTCAACTGGCTGAAGAAACCTCTGAGCGCGTGCATTACCAAATGGAAAAAGACTACAACAATGGCATGGAAGCTGTGCGTGCTGGCGTTGCTTTGATAAACTCTAAAAATTCAGAATACAACATTACTGAAGAGCAATTAATGAGAGGGGATCTGACTGGTGTTAGTATGTACGACAGGTCTGCTTTCTCTACATCAGACATGACAAAGTTCATGAATGTGCCCCCTGACCCTAATTCAGATGAGGGTCGCAAGATGATTGCAGAACAAGTCCGCCAAACTCTAGAGCGCAAAGAAATTGCACGCAGAGAAGCAATGCGGCACGCGGCAGAAAGAAACGAAAAACTCGCGCCGTATGCAAATGCCAGCTCTAATTACCAAACGATTGTTTCTGGAAATGAAATTTTGGTGCAAGCTGACAATGACGAGCAGTTTGAAGCCTACGTGATTAACCAGAAAAACAGCGAGTTTGTAGGAACAGCCGTCCCTATTTTTGATGACGGTGAAGATTTGCAAAGAGCTGGTTTTAGTGCTCTCAACACGGCCTACTACAATCCCACAGCAGGTCGAGTCATTGCCCCTAACTTTCCTCGTAACGAGTATTCTGGAACAATGTCAGCTACAGACTTCGACAATTTGTACAACGCAATGATGCGTGCATACCCCGGACTTTTGACTACAGTAGAATCACAAAGAGCAATGTTTAACCAGATCGCTGAACACAGCGGCTACGACGGTTCACAGAATTTCTGAATAATATTTCCGCAGAAGGATTTGCGATGCAAGAAGACTTTAGAGAACAGTTTCGTTCTGACTTTGTCCCTAGCCCTGAGCCTACTGAACCAGTAGAAGAGTTTGCAGACTTGACTGATTCCGGAGTTCCGGAAACACAGGCAATTGACTCTGCTGCAAAACAAGAGCAAGAAGAAGCTAAGCGTTTGCAAGAAGAGCAGGCTGACCAGCTTGACTCTATGGACCCGCTCAAACAACGCAGAGCACAAGAGCGTGCAGACGACAAGAAAAGAGCGGATCAACTTGTTGACCCTGACTTCCAGCAAAACAAAAGAGAGGTGCTGGAGATTGCTCAGGAGCGAGTTGCGCAGAACCACCCTAATGCAAAAAGGGGCACGCCTGAGTATTACGCTCTAATCAAGTCATACCGCAACAGGTATATGGAACGACGCGGATTCGACGTAGTTGATCCTGTTGCCCCGCCTAAAAAGACTGCGCTCACCAAGGCTTCTAAACAGTTTGACGCTATGCAGAGATCTGTGGATCGAATGCTTAAAACTCCTGAAACCAGAGCTAAAGAGCTGGAGGAGGCACAGAAAAAGGAAGCAGCCAAGAGGCTAGAAGAACGACGTTACACAGAACGGTTGCGAAACGAGGGCGTTGTAGAGGTCAGAGATGGTGTTGGTTACACAGTCAAGATGGACGAACAAGGTCGAAGGCAGCTTGCTGGTGGAGGCTTACGCGGATTTGCACAAAGACTGAAATCTAGCGGGACAGATGTTCTCACTAATATTGCCAGTGGTGATTTTGCCGGTGCTGCACTTTCTTATGCAGGCTTTCTCGGCGACTTTTATATTGGCGGACTTGAGTCAATCAACAACCAACTTGACCCGTCTACCGAAGCTGAGTTGAACGCTATCGCTGAGTACAGGATGCGCAACATCATCAACGAAACGGATTACAAGTACAACATGTACTTGAAGTATCCTGAGCTGCAAAAGTTTGAGCCATCTTATTTGCAAGAACTAAGCACCGCTTTTGTTGACGGAGTTAAAACAATTTCTACTGGTGCTGCGGGCATGTCGGCACTTGTTACCCAGCTAGGCGTAGGCGTTCTAGACGCTACTGGCGTTGATGGTGGTGAAATCTTAGACCAACATTACATGATTGACAAAGCTATTGACCTTGCCTTCCAGCAAGACTTTTCTGCAAAAAGGTCAAGAAGCAAAGTAAACGAGATGTCTTTTGCAGGCGATCTTGGCATCGAGCTGTCGAGAGAGTTGCCATCTGTAATCCTCGATTTGGCGGCTGGTATAGGCGTTGGCGGCAGGGTTGCTAAGGGTTTGAGCAAAGAAGGATTGAAGAGAGCTATCCAAGAGCAGGCGCGAAAACGCGCTCTTGGTGCTGCAATAGTCGATTCGACTGAAGTTGGTGGTAATCAATTTATTGATAGCTACCGGCATTACACAAGTGACCCTAACGTAAACCTCACAACCGCTAGAGCTTTGGCTACTTATGAAGCCAGCTACGCCACTATTGCAACAATGGCCTTGGAGTACATTGGTGGTAAATATATATTTAAGGGCAAAGGTCCCAAGCCAGACGAAGCTGTCCAAGAGACGCTTCGTGTTGCATCGCGTCGCGTAGCAGCAAAAGTCATCAAGGCTGGTGGCGTAGAAGTTACTACAGAGCT